GGACCAGAGGCTCGCCGCGCGACACCAGTACCATAACGAGTACGTCACCAGCGGGAAGCCGGCATACGCGAGGACTTGAATGGCCGTCGATGCAAACTCCCTGACCACGCTCGCGAATCTCCAGTCATACCTTGGCATCGCTGCCGGCGTAGACGAGACGATCCTCGAACGATCGATCGACCGGGCCTCGGCGCTTATTGAGTCGATCCTCGGCCGGCCGATCAAGTCGCGGGACCTGTACGAGTGGCACGACAGCCTCGGCACGGATCAGATCGGCGTCAAGGTGCGGCCGATCAACCACGTGAAGTACGTCGCGTTCGGCTCGCAGAACGCGCTCAGCGTGTCGGCGGCGTCCGGATCGACAGACATCATCGCGACGGTCGAGGTGACTCCGAGTCACATCAGGCTCTTCCGCGTAACCTCGACCGGATCAGAATCGACGGAGCAGGTGCAGTTCACGAACCACGAGACGACCGCTGAACTCGCGGCGCATATCAACACGTTGACAGGCTTCGAGGCGTCGGCCATCGAGGACTTCTCCGCGTATCAGTTGCATCCGCGAGCCGGCGTGAACGTGCTCACGACGACGGCTTACCTCTCCGCAGCCTGGGACACGACCGCCGACCTTCGCGTCGACCACGAGGCCGGCATCATCTCGATGGTCTCTGACGCGTTCCCGAGCGATCACTGGGCGACCGAGTTCCCGGCCGAGTATCGCTCGGTCCTCGTGGCCTACAACGGCGGCTCGGATGTCGTGCCGTTCGACATCGAGCAGGCGTGCCTCGAAACTGCTGCGAGCCTGTACCGGGACCGCAAGAAGGATCTCGGCGTCACGAGCGAGAGCCTCGGCGACTACTCGTACAGCGTCGCCGCAAGCGGTCGCGTCGTGCAGCAGATTCGCGGAATGCTCGGAGCGAGGGTCCGCATCCGATGACCATCGGCTCGCTGATCTCGGCGTATGGTCGGACGATGACCAGGACGCGGCCTGTCTGGATTCGCGACGCGAGCGGCGGAGCGGCTCAATCGACCACGGCAGGTACGACGACGGCGACGGTCACCGGCTACCTCCAGATCGGTTCCGGCGGAGTAGCGCTACGCTACGGCCGCGAGAACGTGCGCTTCGGAGCGACGCTCTACTGCGACGGATCGCAGGATCTGAAGGCCAACGACGTGCTCACCGTGACGATCGCAAGCGAGGTCCGCACGTATCGCGTCGACTCGGTTCGCGTGCCGGATGACAGGTCAACGGCTGACAACCTGTACCACCTGATCGCGACGCTTGAGGAGGATCTGCCTCGTGGCTAGCGGCTCGTCTGGCGGCTCGCGATGGTCATTCCCGAGCGAGACGATCGTTCGTTCCGTCATCGACGGAGCGGCGCGCGGTACTCAGAGGCTGATCCTGGAAGCTCAGGTCGAGATCAAGAAGAATCTATCGAGAGCCGGTACTGGCAAGAAGCATCCTGGCCTGCGTTACACAAGCAGCGCGCCAGGAAATCCGCCGGCAGTGCAGACCGGCACGCTGCGCCGTTCGTGGCAGACCGGAACCGTACGCAAGGTCACGGCGGGAACGCGTCTTGGATGGCGACTCGGGTCAAACCTTCGATACGCTCGACGCCTCGAGTTCGGCGGAGGCTTCATCGCGCCTCGTCCGTACCTGCGACCGGCGCTGAATGCGATTCGGCCGCGTGTTGATCGCGTGATGAAGGCGTATATCGGGCAGGCGCTGAAGCGAGCAGTACCGAGGACAACATGAAAGCGATACTCGACAGCATCGCGGCCGGTATCGCCGAGACCGCTGCCACCTCGTGGTTTCAGGGACTCGGAGGACGCGTCTACGTCAACGAGGCGCCGGCCGATACGGCGCTGCCGCTGGCCGTATATGGCGTGGTCGACCATCGGATCGAGCAGACGTTCGGGACCGATCGCGAAGCGTTCTCGATCGAGTTCACGCAGTACCATCCGCATACGTCCGGCGTCGCCGTCGCACTGGCATCGGCGGAGAAGTTGCACACGATGCTCGATGACAAAGCGCTAACCGCGACCGGCTATGATCGAGTCGTGATCCGTGCGGAGTCTCGGGGCGTTCCCGCGATGGAAGACGACGCGATCTCGACTAGCTCGCGGTTCAGGCTGACCGCAATAAAGGGTTCTTGAAATGGGATACCTCGTAGGCAATGACGGCGGCGTGCATCTCGGATCGCACTTCGCGCAGTTCAACACGTGGAACGGCACGTTCTCGCGGCAGGTCTCGGACATCACCGGATTCGGCGATTCCGGTCGTCGGCGGAAGCTCGGCGTCTGGGACGCGAATGGATCGGCCGGCGGTTTCATGCTGGCGGACGCGTCGAGCAATAAGCCGGGCATCAATACCACGAACTGGCAGACGGACGGAAACGCGATCTACCTGCACGCTCGCGGCAGTGGCGCGGCTACGGCCGCAACGGCTTGCACGATGTCGATGACGGCGGTCATTTCCGAGATCGCGCTCAGCAGCACGAAGACCGGAGACGCGGCGATCTCGTTCAACTGGTCGCTGGCAGGCGGCTCGGTTCCAACCGAGACCTGGGACGAGACTTGAGGCTCTGGCCGACTACGGTTCTTACGCCGGACGACTGGATTGCGGAGGTCGTGTTCAGCGACGGAACGCGATCGCGACTCGGCATATCGCCGCATCTCAGCGAAGCCGAGGCGCTCGAACGCGTACGGCATGTCGTCGGCTGGCGGAACAAGACGCGACAACTTGTAGACGTTAGGCTACGGCGACGAGTGCATGCGTTCGGCTCGGTCGCCGAGATGCACGTCGAGAACCGAGGGAGGCTCACGAAGTGAAGACCGTTGAACTGATGCCTGGCGTGCGTTCGCCACTGGTAACCGTTGGAGAGATGATCGAACTAACGGACGCGGCGTGGCAGGAAGAACGCAAGGCATTGCTTGCGGATCTCGTCGCCGCCGATGCCAGCGGCCAGCAACGCCTTGAGGCCTTGCGAGAGCATTCGCAGCGTCGCGGGACGGCTCTGGTCCTACTCATTGCAACGATGCGTCTGGAGTATGCGTCGGACATCGTGCGACGGGCCGCTTTCAAGGTCGGCGCAAACCCGGACGACGTACTGTCGAGCATGACGCCGGCGCAGTTGATCGAGAAGGCACAGCGACTCTGTGGATATGAGAAGGCTGACGAGGGAAAAGCGGCGAGTCCTCCGGCGACGGCCTGAACCGGACGGACTGGTATGCGGCCGCCGCATTCGTCGCTCGATTCGGACCTGGCTTCGGAGATCCGTTCGCGATGCCGATCGATCGGTTCGGATCGGTCGTCGAAGCGCTCTCCGATATGCTGACGGCTGAACACGACACCGGCGGCCGTTCAGCCGTCGATCGCGAAATGCGACGCCTCCTCAATGGCTGACAACGCCGAAATCACCGTAGCGGTCCTTGCCGACATAAACGCACTGCGCAAGGGAATGCAGGAGGGCGAGCGCGTCGTCGCGTCAACGACCACGAACATGGCGCGAGCAGTCGATCAGGCCGACCTCGGAGCACGGCTTGGCAAGCAGGCGCAAATGGCCGCTCGCTCTCTGTCGGCGATTACGTCGGCATTCGACACGCTGAACCGTGCTCAGGGCGACGCGCTCGCGCTTGCTGACGGCCTGTCCCAGTCTTTGATGATGACCGGCTCGAAGTTTGCCGCAGTCGGCGGCGCTGCGATGCAGGCAGGTATGGCCATCAGCGAGTTCTTTACCGGTGCTCAAGCAGAGGCGCGAGCGGAAGCCGAACGGATTGCGGCCCTGAACACGGATAGCAGGTATCGCGCAGAGACTCGCGATCTCGAAAGGCAGCTTGAGGTCTTGCGAGAGACCGATCCGGTACGCAAAGCGGAACTCGAGGGCGCGCGAGAACTCGCAAAGGTACGGGCAAGAGCACGAGAAGAAGACGCGACTGAAGCGGCCAGACAACGCACGGCCGCGGAGGAACTGCTCATCATTGAGCGAACGCGACAACGTGTCGAGGAAGCACGCAAGAAGGCAGCCGAGAGCTCCGCGCAGCAGGAACCGGAAGGCGTGATCGACACGCTGACGACAAGCATCGGAGGAGCGTTTCGCGTCGCTCAGCGTGGAGCAATGGCGATGCTTCAGCAGAAAGCGACTGAAGCGGCTGAGAAGACCGCAGAGAACACGCGTGCGATGCTTGACATGATGCGACGCGGCGAAGGAGTCCTTGCGTGAGCGTTCAAGTAGTCGAGCAACTCGGTAGCCGCGACGTATCAAAGACCGCCGGCAAGTTGACCGCTCGGCGAGGTTTCCACGTCTGGAACTCGGCCGTAGCGTTGAGCACTCCCGGCTCGGTCGTCGTGCTGTTCGGCACGAACGGACTTCCCGTCTACGGCGAGACGTTCCCGGAATCGCCGAACCTCCAGGCACGCGACTATCGGCTTTCGCGCGTAGACGGTCACGGCGATCTTTGGCTGGTCGAATGGGATTACGTCGAGGCCGATCTGATCTCGGCTTCCGTTCCCGATTCGCAGCCTGGCGAGATCGGATATGTCGAGGTTACGGCTCGCATCACAGCCGGCTTTGTTGACGCGTGGCGATCGCTCACGACGGCGGAACTGGCCGACCTGACCAAGTCGGGCGGCAAGTATCCGTTTGGCAACAACAACGCTTCGCGACTCGACATCGGAGGAACTCCGATCGACGTGGCCGGCGAACCGACGCAACAGATCGTTCGGCAGGTCGAGATTCAGGTTACCGAGGTGCAGTCCGGGATTCCCAATCTCACGGCCTACCTTCCGTTCATCTGGGCCAGAAACAATGTCACGTTCATGGGAGCGCCGATCGGACAACTGCTCTACGTCGGCGCGAACGTAACGCGTATCGACGTGGCGAAGTTTCAGTGGCAACACACCTTCGTCCTTGATCGCTGGTGGCATATGCGGCAACAGCCGTACAAGTGGCCCGATGGCAAGGTTCCGACGAGCGGAGCGCCCGGTACGAAGGTCGCCGAAAGCGTCTTCTTCGTACAGCCGTTCCCGTCCTATGCGAACTTCTTCGCGATGTCGTCCAACTTTACGCAGGTCCAGACCTCGCAGGTAATCAACGTCCCGATCCTCGGTTTCCCTTGAGGCTTCTTCATGGCTGATGAAATCACCGTATCCGGTCGCATCCAGATCCGAAAGGGCAATCTAGAGCACGTATTCGCTCCGTCGACGCTGCTTGTCGATCTCGCGAGCGAGAACGCGATCGGAGGTAACCAGGTCATCGGCACAAATCCCGAGTCGCTGGTCTACAACTCGACAGACGTTTCGGCGAACGGATACGCGTACTTCCGCAACCTCTCGACGGCGGCTACGGTCTCGATCAACTACGCGACCTCGACAACTGCTTTCACGGCGTTCGTGAGGCTTGAGCCAGGCGAGTTCGCGATTCATCGCATCGCGCAGACCGCTATTTACGCGCAGGCGTCGACCACGACGGCCGTGCTTCAGTATTACATCCTCTCGCCATGAGCGTCCGATTCACGAGCGGCGGAGTTGGACGGCTGACGTTCGAGCACGCGAACCGGATCGCGGATGCTACGGATGCGGTCGAGGCGATGCCGAGGGGCGATCGAATCGCGAGCCGCCGCATCGAGCCGAGTTTCATCGTCGCAAGACTGACGACGAAAGCGGCACTCACGCTACAGCCTCAGCAATACGAGGTCTGGAACTGGGTAGAGGTCGGCGTCACCGGTACGCGTGTCGCTCGCTCGGTTGCACCGATTCCGAAGGGTCTTGCAGCTCAGGAAATGGGCGAACTGCCGATCGGACGAGCGATCAAGGTCACCGGCACGGCGAAGCCGTCCGACATTGTCGTGCTGTTTCCGATGCGCGATGAGACCGGCGAGTCTTGGTATGCCTTTGCAGGCAGCGGAGGAGCCGTAGGATCGGCTGCTCTGCTCGCGATCATCGGTCACGAGGAGATCGTGCCGGGCCTGTTCCGCTACAACGTCCAGCCGCAATACATCAACGCAAGCGGCGCGCTGTCGCCGAATCCGACGCAGCCGGCCGGCGTCGCCTTCAACGTCTACGAGTTGAGCGGAAACCACGACCAGCCGCTCGAGTTCGACGATCC